TCAGGGAACTCGGCCATTTTGGCACGCATGTCACGCCATGCTTTGCGCTTGGCTTCTACTTTTTTAATTTTTTCTTTAAGTTGTGCAACTTCTATTTTGTACGGTGAGTCTTCTGGCAGCTTTGCAAAGTTAGCAGATTTTTCTAATTTATGTGCAGCATTTTCGTAATGAAAACGCAAAGCGTCATAGTACGCTTCCATGTTGGCTTTGGCAGGAGCCATTTTGCGCAACTTAGCATACGCCTCTTGTGCGGCAACGTAATCAGTGCGTGCGCCTTGCAGTTCTTCAACTGTTATGGGGGTAGGTGTTTGTACATCACGCAGTTGTTTACGCAGCTTAGAAATCTTGCCAGACTTGGCTGAACCCAAGTACTGTTCGGGCGTGTCAAAGATAACGCCCATTTCTGGCGCTTGCTCAAACATGTCTCTTGTTTCAAAGTCAACACCGCCCGGCACGCCGTACATACCCAGTTCTTTAAGCCGTGCATTGTTCTTGACGTACTCAGATTCAAACTGGTTGAGCTGCTTATTTAACTCGCCCATGCGGCGAGTTTGGCTGGCATCCAGAGCACGCTTGACCGGAGGACGTTCTCCAACTTTGACTTCTTTGGCTGGTTCTGGACGAATGCCTGTAGCAATTTCTTCCAGCTCGGCTTTTGCATCGTTAATTGCGCGTGCCAGCTTTTGATTTGCTTTTTCCAAGTCTTGGCCTTCTTCAGCCTTGGCTTGTTGGGTATCAACAGCGGGTTTTTTAACTTTGCCTTCTTGTTCTTCCATCAGCTTGTTGTAGCTGGTGGTTAAAGCCTGCACGCGGTTTTCCAATTCGCCCTTGCGTTTGGCCGTGCCGTGTTTACCTTTGATAGCCTCCATTTCTTTTTTGGCTTCGGAAATGCGGCGCAGTAATTCTTGGGCGTAGTTAATAGGGCTTTGTTCGACGCGTTTGACTTCTTGGCCTTCGCGTCTAAATTTAATTTTGCCTTCTGGCGTAATCTCAACTTTTTCTTTGGGAGACAAGCTATCAATAACTTTGTTGAGTTCTTCAAAAATAACTTCTTGGGCACGAGCTGGCGCGGCAAACGGACGCTCTCTCAATGCGCGTACGTCTCTATCAAAAGTTGTGTACTCGACGTGTTTTTGTTTAACTTCTTGCAAAGTCTTGACCAGCACATCGGTAACGCCTGCATCTTGTTTGGCCAAATCCAACAAAGGTTTTTGAACTTCTTTGAACTTGAGCATGGCCGCTTCGCGTGCATCGTATTGGCGGCGTTGTTCTTCAGTGCCGTTGGGGTTACCTTCGGGCATGGCTTTGTAAGCCTTCTCATACGGGTCAACAAACTTTTTAAGGCGCTCCATGCGAGAGCGCAAATCAACCAAGCGGTTAGTCAGTTGATCTATGCGTTTGTTGTATTTTTTGAACGCAGCAGCGTTCTTACCTTTGAGTTCTTTCCAAAAACCTTTCCATTTCAAAGCACCATCTTCATAGTGTTCTTTTTCAAGCGTTTGTGTTATGCCAACATTTGGCTTCACAATACGGCCTGTGACTTTTTCGGTCTCTGTGGTTTTACCTGCCATGCTGCGAGTGATTAACTCACTGACAAGTTTTTGCAACTCAACACGAGCTTGTTCAACTTTATCTTTGCTAAGCGGGGTAACACCCTGAGCAGCCCGACGATGCGCCGCAGTTTTGAGCGCAGCATCAATATATTTTTGGCCAAGGTCTTCAGCGCTTTTTCTATCAACGGGATGCGGCTCCACGCCCTCTTGATTTACTTGGCGATTGATGTCTTCCAACCGTGTGAGCAAATTGTTGTAGTAGGTTTTTTGCAGGGCTTCTTGTTGTTTAGCGGCCACCATATGGTTGCTAGCTGTTAAGTCAGCTTCTGCTTCCGGTATTTTGGCTTGAACAATATCAGCGCGTTGCTGTGTGCCTGTTTCACGAATGTGCTGTAACAAGCGATTAACTTCTTCGGCTTGAACATCACGGCGAAGCTGTTCCAACGTCTCTGGTCTTAGTTTGCCGTCAGCGTCGTACAAAGAATCTTCTGTTGGGTGCGCAGCAGCAAACGCATCGCGTTCAGCTTTGTGCTGTTCCATCTTTTGACGAAGAATTGTTTCTGCGGCTTTAGCTTGGTTTGTATTTCTCAAATCAAGGTTGGCATTACCGAGTCCAGTCAAACCCAACGTTTTGCGCACACCGGCGTTAACAACACCGCTGTCAATTGCTTCGGCAACGTCTTGGCTAATCTGTTTGCGCAACGAAGCCAAGTACTGTTCTGGGTACAGCGTCATGCTCTTGACAATATCGCGCTGATCCAAATCGCGTTGGTACTCTTCTTCTTGCTGCATCATCAGCTCGTCTGCTGATGGCTTTGTCTTCAAAGCTTCTAAGCGTTCGCGGCTTTTTGCAGTTCCACGTTCGCCTTGGTACACGCTTTCAATGTCTTCGAGCTCGGCTTTGTCTTGTTTGGTTTCATAGCCCGGAGCAAACAAATCCATCTGCTCTTTGGGTATTGCTTCAACGCTTGTGCCGGGCGCGGCTTCGCTGCGCACCTTGTCGCGCATAGCAAAGTTCTTTTGGTTCCACGCATGCAACTGTTCTGCATACTTGGCCGCAGCTTCAAAGTCACCTTTTTCTTCAGCTTGTTTGCGTTTGGCATCTGCTTCGTCAGGATCAAACTCTGGGCCAGCCAGTTTGCCAACTTGTTTATACAGGTCTTCGGCGGTATCAGTTGTTTTTTTAACTTGTCCAAGCTGGCGGTTAAGTGTTGCCACTCTGTCCATTTGGTTGGCTTGGCTGAAGATGTCGCGCTGGGCTGTCAGTAACTGTAGTACGCGGTTGTTTTCTGTAATGTCTTGAGACAGTTTTTGTTTTGTGGCGGCAAGAATTTCGGTGGAATCCATCCCTTGCAGACTTTCGGCAGGGATGTTGGCTTTTGTTGCCAACGCAAGCGCGTTTTTCTGCAATTGTGCCTGTGGCAAAAGTGAGTACTCACCTTGCACAGTTTCATCGCCCATTGCGGAAAGCAACGTAGGCTCACCTTTTTCAAGAGCAGCTTTTTCTGCGGCAGCTTTTTTACGCGCTTCTTGTTCGGCTTCGTATTCGGTTTTGCTTTTCTCAAGATCGCTCTTGAGCAACAAGGCTTCGGCTTTGCGTTTCTCGCCTCCGCGTTCAACAAACCTACCAGCAGGGGCAATTGCGCCACCAAGGATTGCACCGCCAATAAAGTTGTCAAAGTATTCCTGACGCGCTTGTGCGTCAGTGATGTTCAAACCGGCTTGAGCACGCTCAAAAATTTGTTGGGCAGATTCGGTCAGACCCTCCACGCCCATTGTTTTGCCAGTAGCTTTGGCGTAGTCAACCGCTTTTTGTTTCAGTGTCTGGCTGAGTAGGGCTTGGGCTTCTGCTTCGGTCAGTTCTTTACCTGCCGCACCAAAAACTTTTCTCAGGCCGGGAATAAATCTCAAACCAATAACATCCAGCGCCGCTTGAGGGATGGCTGCTGCAACGGCTTTTGTGCCGCTGGCTTCGGCTAGGGATTTACCCTCATCAACTTGACGACCTAAGTTAGTACCGACAAACTGCGCGGCGGAGGGAACGCCTGCGGCCAACGCGCCAATAACAAGGCCTTCAGGGGCGGCAGCAGCAACGGCTGCGGGAGCCACCATGTACGGCAGGGACGTGCCAGCCAATTCTTTGAGCTTTGTCCAAGGCGCTTGCCCCCAAGTTTCTTCGGTGGGCTTGTAGATTTTTTCAGATTCTTTTTGCTGTTGCTTGTAGTATTTCTCCGCAGCAGGTAAATCCATGATGCCAGTTTTACCGGCAGTAAGCGCCGCTTGGCCTTTCATTTCCTCAAACGTACCCCGCATAGCAGGGAAGAAGCCAGTTTCTGGTTTGGCCTCTTGTGTTTGTTGTTTGGGGAAAGAGTTGGGGAAATCGCGTTGTGCACGCGCCCATGTTTGCTCAGGCGTTTCACCCTCTCGAATCGTTACCGAGTTGCCGTCGGGCAGTGTGAGGTATTTAGCCATGTGCGGATCTTATCCTATTATTGTTTGTCAAGCAATTTGCCAGCAGGCGCGTCGCTGATGCTCCCTTGTAAAACACGCTCTCGCAATTGACGATCAAGCATTGCTGATCCAACAGGGTCAGCTTTACGCGCCTGCTGTTTTTCAAATGGATTCTTTTTCTGCCAATCAAGCAAGATTGCTTCTGAGCCTTTGCCTTCTGGCCCCAAGTTTTCGGAGAACAGCTTCATGCCTTTGACAGCTTCTGGATTGTTGGCAAGCTGTTTGTAGAAGCCTAAACTGCCAGCCGCAGGATTGTCTTTTTTGTATTGCGCTTCCAACTTTGCAAGACCCAAGTGCATAGCGTTGCTTCTTGCATTAATACGCTCTTGATTAGCCATTTGTGCATAGGCCGTGTCAATACCAGCGGCGGTTGATTGGTTTTGCGCTGCCGCTTTGTTTTTCTCGCCGATATTAAACTGCTGTATTTGAGCGTAGTTAGTTACTGACGCAATAGCCTGTTGTTTGTTCATGTTGAACGCGTCGCGCATACCCGCTAGCTTTAAAACAGCGCCTTGATGTATGGTGTCGTCAATATCTTTTTGTGCAGCACGCGCTTCACGTGCATTCATGTTGGCTTCGTTGCGACGGAACTCTTCAATTTTCATCCTAGCGTCGTCAAGCTTATCTCGCGCAGCCTCGATCTGCGCCATGCCTTCTGAGTATTTCTTAGCGCCTACTTGCGCACCTTTACCAATGTTAACAAGTGCGTGGGGGCTTTCGCCCGACATCATAGACAGTCCTGCTTCCAATAAAGCCATGCCTGTGTTGCGTTCTTCCATTGTGTTAATCCGACCTTCTTTTTCGGTCAGTTTTTTTAGCGTTCCTTCAAACGCCAGCCCTTGTTCTTTAAACTGTTTTTCAAGATCTGCTTTGTAGTTTTGTTTTGCTGCAACCGCTGTTTTGGTTAGCTCCTCTGTTTGTCCACCAAAAGGATCTTTTGCAGGATCTTTACCCATTGCTTTTGTTACAGCATCGGCAAAAAACTCAGGGGTCATGTTTGCAAATTCAGCAGGTGTGTATGAATACTTTTTTGCATCCAACGGGGTCATCGGCCCCATTCTGCTGGCTGTTTGAATAGAACCAATCAATTTGTTGATGCCAGACATGTGTTCATCTTCAGGGCTTACAGCTCCGGGAGCACCGGGAGGCTTAGTTAATGCGCTTAAAGGCGACTGTCCGGGCGGAGTCATGCCCGGCAACGGCTTAGCGCCCGTATAAGTGGTTGCAGGTGTTGGAAGCTGACTGTCTTTTGTGTAGCTTGCTTCGCCACGACCAACTTGCCCCGCCATCTTTTCTTTTACAAAACCAGACATCGCCATGTTTCTGGCATCAGGTGACAGCTTCTTACCGCCTTGGGCTTCGAGTTCTGTAACTTTTCTGAGGGCGTAATCTTCGGGACTTTCGTTGATAATGGCTTCTGCTGCGGCTTTACGATTTGCCAAGTCTGCTTTTTGTTTTTCTAAGTAAAGCCTTTTATTTTCAGCATAGTTTATTGGCACATTACCAAACGGTAACGCATCTCGTTGTGGAAGCGGTTTCATCTGACCCGTAACAGGGTCTTGGTACATATTACCCATGATGATTGCACCAGAGGGAACTTCTTCTCCGGTATAAACGCCGCCAGCATATCCCGGCACGTCGCCACCTTCTTCAAACGCAACAATGCCACCACCGGCCATGCGCTGCATGTTCTGGGCGGGGAGTTGGCCAATACCTGAATCTTCTGGAAGCGCCTGTTGCTGCGGTGCGGCAGCCATTTGTTGTGGTGGAGGAGCCACCATTTGGGCAATTTGTTGGTCAACCACTTTAGGTTGCGGCTGCATTCCAGCTCGCCCTTTTTTGGCAACCTCCATTTTTTTCAATGTGTTTGCCATAGACAGTGCCATTGAGACAATGTAAGGATCGTTCTTGTTTACCCTAGCGTAGTTTTGCAAACCCTGCAAGTCCATGCCGGACAAAGTATCTTTGAGGTTATTTAAGTTAGTAAGCATGAATGTTCCTTACTGCATTTTCATCAAGGCCAACTCAGCCAAACCGGCTGGGCGTTTCTTTTCTTTGATCGCGCCGCCTTTGGCTTTGCCAGCAACTGCGCCTGTGCCGCCAAGACCGCCAAGTTGAGACAGTCCGTAAGCGGCTGTGCCGAGACCCGCCAGTTGAGACATTGCGCTTGGTGCGGCTTGATACACCTGCGTGGTGGCTGACTGCATAGGCAGACCGCGTGTCAACGCGCTCATGTTGGCCAGTTGCATCATTGGGTACTGTTGTGCAGTTGCGTAGTCTTGGATCTGTTGGTTGATCTTTGCTTGCTCTGCCGCTTGTTGCTGTGCGCCGTACTGGTTCTGCAACTGGTTGATGCCCATTTGCTGGCCGTAGATATTCTGGCCAAGCTGTCCTAACTGACCTGCGGCTTGCAGCCCGGTCTGAAGTCCTTGCATACCAAGGGTGGCACCAAACTGTTGTTGACCGATGTTGGCTTGTTGAGCAGCCATGCGTTGTGCTTGGTCAGCGTTGAACTGTTGCTGCGCGTTTGTGTATGCGGTGTTGAGACCTTGCGCTTGAATAGCGTTTTGTTGGTCGGCCAACGCACGGTTAGCTTCGGCATCGGTAATGGCTTGCCGCGCACCACCAAACGCACCCGCTTGAGTGGCTTGTGCATTGCGACCTGTTCTGGCTATGTCGGCTTGGCGTTGAGCTGCGGCTTGCTGGACATTCACCACACTCTGCATGTACGGGTTCATGTACTGGTCAGCTTGGCGTTGGCCAAACTGTTGAGACCGCGCCATCATCGGGTCGTACTGCGTACCCAAAGCACCCATACCGGCAGCGCCAGTCATGCCAGCAGCAATACCTGTTTCAGGCGTAACCCCCATGTTTGCCGCTTGCCGCTGTGCTTGTTGTTGTAATGGAGAAAACCCGGCAAAGTAATCGTTGGGGTTGGAGCTAAACGACTTGTACGGCTTAATGTTTGTGGGGTTGCCTGCCGCATCGTAGTTAAAAATTTCTTTTTGCGCGGAGCCAAGCATTTGCTCGACATAGGGCTGCGCATACTCAGGAATGTTTGAGGTGTTTGAGTATGTAGTGTTTGGTTGGCTACTGCCACTGCCACCGCCACCCATGTACATGATGAACCGTTCGCCAGTCAACCAGCTATATAAGCTTTTAACAATATTCATAATTCAATCCTCATTACTTGATGGGTGTTTTCCAGCCCCATCTTTTCATACATCTGAACCAGCGTGCCTCTTGCCCAGCACTGCGCTTTGGTAGCGCCAAAACTCCGCATCCAGTCTTTGGCAGCTTCAAACACATGTTGTCTGACTATCCCTTTGCCGCCCATCAAGTTGACATGCGCTACGCGCTCGCGGGGGTAGTCCATAAACTCAACAGTCACAGCGCCTGTGATACCTTCATTCGGTTCATCCCACACCAACAGAAACACCCTGCCAGTACGCACCGAGTATTCCACCTGCTCAATGGTAATCATCTCAGGCTCAAGGTCAATTGCTTTTTGAAGTAAGGGCGCAGCAATAGGCCACACTTGCGGCAACTGGCTTGGGTGGATTTGGTGTAACGCCATGTTTAAGCTAGGTACTTCTCAGGTTTGATTTGCTTGCCTTGTTTCTTCGTGCCTGTACGTGCTTGACGAACTCTATCCATCATCTTGTACAACTGTTTGGCTCCGGCTTCAGAGGAACCATTACCAAGGTGGGAAACCACGTCGGCGGGGATTACAAACTCTTCGTTGGCCAAACGTGCGGGTTGCTTGTTGGCAATTGTCGCAGGAATGTCGTCAGACATACCGTCTCCGGGGCCTTTGAGCATACGCCCACCATCAGAGTAACCGCCCAAATCAGCCAAACCGCCATGTGCATACTGCGCACGATAGTAGTTGGGCGTGGGAGGTTCATAGCCTGAGTATGCGCCAGCGTTGAAAGTAGATTTGTATTTTGGTTTTTCGTAGGGCTTGGGTTTATTTAAAAGGTTGTAGGCTGTGTTAGCCATAGATAGCGAAGACAACGGGTTGTTCTTTGCGTACTCAATACCTTTATTAAGCAACCCTTCAAGTCCAGTAGATGGTGCGGGAGTCGCAGCATTAACCGAAGCGCTTAAGGGGGACTGGTAATTTAACCCTTGAGCCATTGAGTACTGGTTTGGCCCAACTAGTTGATCTGGGGTAAGCCGGGCTTGCATGCCGGTACTGCCAAACCCTTGCTGCATACCACCTGCACCGCCCATATCTGGGCGATTAAATCCGTAATCGAGCGTAGGAGACGTTTGCGCAGTAATATCCGGTAATGTGTTTGGCCCCATGCTGGGGGGTGTTGGCGGTTGTGCAGAACCGTAGAGCGTTGGGGCAGGCGCAGTAGGAGGAGCACCAGTAAACGTGCCGGGCATTGTTGAATTGAGGTACTGTGTGGCATCAAAAGACGGTAGCTGCGAAACGGGGGGTGCACCGGGCGTTGTAACGGGTATGCTTGTTGCCTCGCCAGCAAAAGAGTTATTTAAAAACTCCTGCCCCGTCATTGGGACTTTGTTTATTTCCGCTTGCTGAAATGCCTTTGTGATTTGCTCAAGCCCTGTAGGGTCTGCATTTAAGCCAACTTCTTTTGACAAAAGCTCAATACCGCTTGCTGAACTAATACCCGTTCCTGCCCCCGCACCAGCTCCCGCACCAAGACTGTTAATGCCACCGTAGCCACCCGCTTGGGCGGCATTAAGTGTTTGTGCAGCTTGCCCAGTTTGGGCGGCTTGTGCAGCTTGCGCGGCTTGTGCAGCTTCAGCGGCTTGAACAGCTTGTTGTGCTTGAAGCGCCTGCGCAGCTTGCGCGGCTTGTGCAGCTTCTGCCGCCGCTGCGGCTTCTGCTACGGCAATTTGTTCCGCAGTCATAATCTCTGCTGCGGTTGAAGCAACAGCTCCTTCTACCAATAACGGTGCGGCTGCAAATGTCATATTAGACTCCTCTTTTCATCACAACAAGCCCATGCTTGCGATTAAGTTCTTTGAAGCCAAACATGGCTACCAGCTTCTGTGCTTTGACATCGTTTTCAAAGGGTGTAGCATACACTTCCTTGTAACTTTTGTCTCTTAAAAATGGCAGGATTTGTTCTGCCAAAATGCTTTTGTACCGTTTGAATTTGCTGGGTGTCCATGCCCCGGGATTGAAATGCAAATGCAAAGCCGCCGCCGTGCGATCCATCAGGTAGTCACACCCAACGCAAATATCTACATCTTCATAAAGCTTTTCTCTTACTGGCGGCATCATGCCTTGATCCGTAGTGGGTAGCTGGTAGCTGCGCCGCCAGAGGTGTCGTAGTAAATATCACCAGCGCGAAGATTGGCAAAATCCGCTTGGGTTGGTAAGCTAATTTCTGTTGCGCCGGGGGTTGTTAAGTCTGGTTGCGCACAAGTCAACGCCGTAACAACACTGGTAGTGCCCACGCCTTGAGATGCAAATACAGCGGGAGAAGCATTGTCCAGTTGTGTAAAGTACAAACGCAACACGTTAATAAGCTGCTCCATATACTGCCGGTCATACTGGTCGGGTGCTGATGGTAAGCGGGGTTGGGTTGCGGTTTTTAATCCCATACTTATCTCCTGCCGTCCGGTCTAATGTCCATACGTGTCAAGCCTAACTGCCACTGCACCCCGAGCGTATCGGAGCTGACCTTGAAAGCCATCTGGCGACCACGCAGCCTGACATAAATCTGCTGAGTGAACTGCTGAATAGCGTAGGTTCTTTGGTTCTGGTAGTTCTGCGTACTGGTCACATCAGGGTTGTTTGAACTGCCATAGTTTGCGCCGGGGAATGTGCGGGGTAGTAATGTGAACATACATGTCGGCTGGTTGACGTTGGAGCCGTCAAAACTCAAGTCAGGGATTAAGCGCCAAACAAACCCAAAGTTATGTCCGTCCCCAATGTCAAAGTCGGAGGATGTGATCTGCGCCACAATTGGAACAGCCGGGTTAACCGTGCCGTCATCTACCCCATTCTCATGGTAAAGAAGCTGGGTGTTTGCACTGCCGCCAGCCACACCATATGTGGTCGCCATCGGATACGCACGAAGCGCACTGTCCAGCCATGCTGTACGGCCTTGGCTTACACCTTGGTAGTTGTCCCAATCGCCGTAGTACCAGACGTTATCCAGATGGTTGTAGATCACATACCGGTCAACCACGGTTGAGCCAGCGGAACAGTACTGCCACCAAACTTCGTTGTAGCCTTCGTTTGTACCTGCCATAAATTGGTAAGACTGGTCAAGGTTGATGTCGTTGTAAACGTATTCCCGCAAGGTGGACGGCAGAGTCTGCACCCGACCAGAGTACATATAGAACTTGTCTGTACCCATCCAGTAGGTAATGTTGTTAGCGGTTGCTATCGCATTTGGCCCCGCAATAGATATGTTGTCGCCCAGAATCTGGAAGCTCCAAACGTAGGGTGGGCCAAGGTACTGCATAGAATAAATAGCTGAATCGGTCAGCACCAAGATCTCTTGGCGAGTCTGCATGGCAGTCACAATGGTCGAGCCGTGGCTCAAACGGTAGCTACCTGCTTGGTTTGTAACAGCGGGATACCACGTAGCAAAACTCTCTTGGTCAGACCAGCGTATGAGCAGCGGGTCTTGAACGGTACTGCCATAATCATTGCAACCAAACACCAATACAAACCTTGATGCGTCAGATACAGTGACAAAGTTGGCAACTGTCGGGCAGTATGCGTCAGTGGTAATTGTTCCCGCCTTGGTGACAATGCCTGTGCTTGGGCCAAGATACTGCCCTCTGTTAAAAGTATTGGCTGACGCAGAGTTTGCCCAGTAATACAGCGCACCGCCCCGGGCGTTAAAGATCAAGTCTTCACCAAAGTTTGACTGGCTCCACAGGCGAAGTTGCACACCAATACCCACGGTGGCTGGAGAACCCCAACCAATAAAAGATGTGGATTGAACAACAGCCGCTCCGTTGGCATGGGTGGTTGCCGCGCCTGAGCCTGTACCGCTTAAACCACGGGTACATCCTGTAAACGTAGTTCCTGTTTTGCCGGTATAAGAGATTGTTTCTGAGTCGATCAGGATATTGCCGGTGGTTGTAAATCCTGTGGTTGATGTCACAGTCACCGTAGTGTTTGATGAGGAAAGCGTGCCGCCCGATACTGCGGTTGTCACCGCGCCGGTAATGATGCCGCCCCAAGTACCCGCGCCCCAGCCCACGTTCTGAGAGTAAACATCCTGACCGGATGTAATCTGGTATGCGCCCACAACAGATGCACCGCCGTTGCCTGAGTCGCTGCCGTTTGCTGCAATAGAAGACTGGATGGTGTAAGAGTTACTTGACACATAGGTAATCTGAAACTCAGCGTTCAAGATGGTGGCAGTGATGTTGCCGCCCAGAGATACTGCGCCGCTAAAAGTCACAAAATCGCCAGTCTGTGCGCCGTGGCCTATGTCAGTTACCGTGATTGTGGTTGACCCGTTGGATGCGGCAAAGGTCACTTCACCTGCGGCGGTAGTTGTGCGCAAAGGTGTAACGTCATAGGACAAACCGTTTGTGCCGTTTTGAATGTAGTACTTGAGGTTTGTGCCAAGCGAAAGTAAGTTGTAGCCTGTCAGATTCAACCAGTTCCACATACTGCGGCAAACGCCCCAGAGCGTGCCAGTCGTGGGTTTCAGTGCAGATGTTGTTGTGCCGGTGTCGGCTGTCCAGCCGCCAACTTTTTCTGCTTGCCCAGAACGAAATCGAATTTTGTTGGAAGCATAATACCCGCCCTCATTGGCGTAAGAGGTGCTTTCTCTATTTACACCAGCACGAAAGGGGAGTGTTTTTAAAGGCATTTTTAACCCACGTTACGTTCAAAGTGAGGGCAGTCCACCAGATTGGAAAAATTCCCACCCCAGCGGTTCTTGGTGTGCAATGACTCCCAGTATGCCCCCAACGGCGCAATGGTCGCCTTGTCCCAGATTATCTTCCCATCTTTGAAGAAGTTCAAGTCTATGGCGCAACGCTTTAGGTGGATAGAGTTCATGGTCTTGGAACGACCGGTCTTGAAGTAGATGGCTTGCTGCTCCGGGGTTCTGGCAAGTTCCCCGCCAGTGACAACAAAACCTTGTTCTGTGGCGTACTGGATCAGTTTACAAGCGTCCAACAGGAACGCAGCTTGTTCTTGGCTTAGGCTCATTTCTTCCTCATTTCTGCCAGTTTCTCAACCGTGCGACCACCAAAATATGCGCCCATGATAAGCATTCCCCAGTTACCCAACAAAGTGACATAGGACTCATTGGCGTTATAACCAAACGCAGACATCATGGCAAACAGGAAATATCCCAAAAAAATGGCAATTAAGCTCATAGGCCGGATATTTTTGGACAGCCAAGAGTCAGATGACATATCCGCTTCCCATCGGTCTGTGATGTTGTCAGCGTCACTCTGGGCGGCTTTTGCCAGAAGATCAAGCTCAGCCAATTCCATCTTGGCTTTCTCAATACCCAGCTCAAGGAGCTTCTCCTCATGGGCGTATTGCAGTTCCCGCAGCTTGGTAACGTCTTCCGGGGTTGGCGCATCGGGTATCTTTACGCCAAGAGTGTTCTCAACCACTTCCTTGCCTTTGGCTTGGATGGCGCTGGACAGTAGACCCAACCCGTTTTGGGCAAGGCTACCAAGCAGGGATGCAACTATTGGGATCATTTATCTTCCTTCTTAAATGTGGTCTTCATTCCAGCCCTGTCTTCCAATATGGCTATGTGCAAACGATTGACTTGAATGTCGTCACGGTTCTTTTGGATTTCTTTTTCCAAGTCCTGACGCAACTTCTCCCTTGCCAACTCAGCGCCCGTGTTGCTGGCTTGCTTGTTGTCTGAGGTAACCACCAAACTTATTTTGCTGTTGAGGATGGTGACTTCATGGGACAAATTAGACAGCGCAGACATGAGGTAGACAACGCAAGAAAACAATAAGGGTAACAAGGCAAATGTGATTTTTTCAACCAAGGCACTTTTTGTTTCCATTGCTTGTATTTTCTCTTCGCTCATTTTTCTTTCTCCTCTAAGTTCTTTAACAGTTTTTCGATCCTAGCCTCAGTGCGTTCTGTCTTTTTGTTCAAGGCCAGAGAATCAAAGTACAGCATCGCCATCAGCGGCATCACCAAACAAATAAAAAGCAGTAGCAGTATGGCAACAACTACATATCCCGATTCAGATGGATGAGATACATCAGCGCCCAGACTTCTAGAATTACCAACAGGGCCGCTCCAAAGATCAGCGCGTTGTTTTGTAACCTGTCTATCATTTGCTGACGTTGCCATTTCTTTTTCCGTTCTGCTATCGCCTCTTGCCTGATTTCCTCATCGTGCTTTTTTGCAAGCCGCTTAAATTCTGCCTCGTACCTTGACCAGACTGCGCCCAACGCTGGGTCTGTGTGGTAGATCAAGAACTCACGCAACTCAACTGCTTGTCGCTCAAGTTCAATTTGATTAAAAACATTTTCAAGAGCCTGCGCCTTGAGCGATTTTTCCTTTGGTGGGTTTATCTCGTTGCGCTTGTTTTCTTTTTTGACTTCTTCATGCGCCTCAAAGAACTGCCCGATGAATCCTGATATCTCCTTGGTTACCTTGTAGAGGTCAGAGCCTGTGGCTTTGGCATCTTTGTACAGCGCAATCCCTTGCTTAATACCAGCAATCGCAGTAAGAGCAAGGGTGATCGGTTCAATTTCATTGCCCCGTTATGTGATCGCACCTAAACGAGTTCCGGTTGCAACCCATGTAATATTGGAATTACCTGAAACTGCACCGCCAGCAGCGCCCCCTGAACCAACACCAGACTGCTGATAGGACTGTCCCGGAGAAGCTCCTGTACCTCCCGCACTTCCTGCACTTCCCCAATCACCACCATTGCCTCCAGCCCCGGCATAAAACGTTGGGTCTTCCGCTGCACCGCCAAGACCGCCCGAACCCGCCCCAGAAGTTGTACCACTTCCACCGGCAGCAGCTTCTCTAGAGTTTTGATAGTATGAAGAACCGCCTGCTCCGCCAGACGAACTTGAAGTGCCAGAACGTCCGCCGCCACCACCTCCGCCACCCCAGCCATTACCTGAAAATGCCCAAGTGCCGTTTGCCATAGCAGCCCCACTGCCGCCACCACCTCCGCCACCACCAATTGTGCCGCTGGCGTTGTTAATATATACCCCAGTGGTGGAAACACTTAAAGCAAGCCCACCTGCACCGCCATTATTGGGCGAAGGTGCAGTAGATGTCATGCCCGTTGGCCCCGTTCCACCATTCCCCCCCTTACCAACGATGTACCCGTTATTTACTAAAACAATTCCTGTAGGAAATGATCCGCTAATGGTCAAAGCTGGGCTGCTTGTTGAAGTGGACGAAACATAAACTCCAGAGTTGATAGTCACAACTGGCTGTGATAACGCATCCCAGCCATTGGCTAAGAGGTATGTTCTTAAATTGACATCCGTTTGGTTTGAGCTTATTGCAACACGAAATGCGCCCGTTGAGCCAAGCCCAAATGTTTTTGCGGATGCTGCGCCTGTGGTAGATAAGATTGGCATGATTAAGCGTATTTTGTTTGAGCAGCCAAAACTGTGTAGGTATTACTTGCCGTCTTAACAATTGCAAGTGTATAAACATCAATACTGCTTGCGTTACCTGCCGTCGGCGCAAACCCTGTTTGCCATTTAGGCGTGACTGAATTGCCATCAATCTGATATGCCGTTGGGTAATAGGCTGTTGTTCCGTTAGTTACCATCAAAGCAATCGTGACTGACTGTCCGGTAGACAAAATACTGTTCAATGAAGTTGTGCCATCCCCACGAATATTCAACGTAAAATTGGTTGACGCATTGGTTGTGTAATACTGAACTGCCTGCGTCACAACATCAAAATTGGTTGTGCTAGACGGAGCTGCCCCAGTAACAGTTGCCGTTTCAAACAACGCTTTAATGTTGCCGTATGTCGTAATGGTTGGGGTTGTTATTGACGGAGATGTTATTGTCGGAGATGCTATTGTCGGACTGGTAGACAAGACGTTGTTGCCCGATCCGGTTGATGTTGTAACCCCAGTGCCGCCATTGGCAACCGGCAAAGTGCCTGTAATGTCCCCAGTGCTGATGTCGATCTGATCCCAGCTTGTGTTTGTGCCGTCGGACTTCAGGTACTTGCCGTTGGCACTTGTTTGTGATGGAGCTAGAGCATTGAATGCTGCGTTGGCTGTGGTTTGTCCTGTGCCGCCGCTGGTAATAGCCACTGTTCCTGTAACGCCACTGCTCTTGGTGTCGTAGAAGTTTGTACCGTCAGACCAGACAGTAACTTTGTCACCATTAGCAATTGCAATTCCAGTACCGGCAGCGGTTGTATTGCCGATGACCGTAGAGTTGTAAATGGTAAGGGTATACCCTGAGTTATTCCAAATGATGTACTGCTTGGACACCGGCGGCGCGTAGATGGATGAGGCCGCGCCTGCACTGTTGAACTTCAACATGGCGTACACCGATTGGTTCAGTGCTGCGCTGGAGGATGGCCCGTTGACGTACGTCAGGGCTTGGGATGTGGACGATACGGTAACAGCCTGATACCCAGCAATGGCTGTGTCCAAAACATAGGCAAGGTTGCTGTCCGTCGTTGCGCCCCAAGCGCCAGCTTGGTCGCCCGAGCCGATCAGTTCGATCCGCAGACTTGATGAATATGTACTGCTCATGGTGTTTCTCCTTTTGGCATAACGGCCCTGATTGTTGCTCTTGCTTCTTCTGCCGCAACAGCTTCAGATGGAATTGTTGCCTTAATGTCCAACGGCGCAAACTCAGCAGATCGAGCCTCTCTGCGCTTGTCGTGTGCAATATCTTTGGCTTTATCAATGTTAATAACAATCATTCTGAATACTCCCATGCGTTGCGGAATGTGCGGTCTGTTGGTACATCTGCTGTGTCAATGATCTTGTGCCACCTGTGGACACGCCAACAGTATCAGCGGCTGGGTAAAATACTCCAGTGTTGGTATCGCTTCCTTGAACAGCAGGAGTTCCAGCAGAGCCGTCTACCCCTGAAATCCCTGTTGTGCCGTTGATGATTACAGTCATTTTGCCTCCAGTGCCGTTAAGAATACTTGATGATGTTCACAATACGAGAATCATCTTCTAAAGCAATGAACTCATGGCTTTGGTCTGTAGGAAAATCAATGACCGCCCCCGCACTATACTCAGCTTCCCACTCGTTACCATGCGCCTTGATCTTACCCCGAGCCACAATGGTGATGTGAGCGTTGCCGTTGGCATGGGTGTGCATGGGCAGCATGTCCCCGATCTTTTCAAAGGTGTAGATCGTACCCATCAGTTTTCCTGCGTTAAGGGGTGTACTAAGCAATGACATTTGGGGCATTTCCGATTGATTTGCGTGTTTGACTTGGGATAGGTGTAATGGTTTCTGAAAACTCGTCGTAAAAAAATCTATCCGCAACTACGTCGTCAGCACAATCTACCCAAAATAGCGGGTCTGCAACAGAAAAAATTTTGTCTGATGACTCAACTTGGGCAACGCGCCAGCCAATTTTTTCATCAGCTAATTGAACGGGTTCATTTGGTGCAATCAATGCTTTTTTCATGTTAATACTCCACAATTACAATGCCTGCACTACCATTTGTTCCGCCACCAGCATTCCCAGCGCCTTGACCGTAAGGCCTGCCAACAATCGCGGAACTCCCCCCGATAGCAAGTGTTGTACAGTCGGCGACGAGGCCCGGATTTCCTGTAAGGTTTAAATCACCGCCAGAACCTGAGCCACCCGATGCGCCACCGCCACCAAAAGAGCCACCGCCTCCAGTAGCGGATACGGTACTAATTGACTGAGATCCAGAAGCGACGCTTGTCGTTCCGCCACTAGTGGCCTGACCGCTAGGGATACTAAAAGTCCCGCCAGCACCAATGGTAATATTTAAAGTGTTGCCAATAGTAAGCCCCGATAAAATCTTAACCGCCCCTCCGCCACCTCCGCCAGCCGCTGTATAACATGCGCCTCCCCCACCCACAACACTAACTTTGATTTTTGTTGCTGGGATTGAGTAAGAGGCATTGGTGGATGTAATCACCGCCATATTGGAAAAACCGCCAGAAGCGGTAGACGCGATGCTTATCGACCCCGATCCATTGGTGATAGAAATCCCTGTCCCGGGCGTTAAAGTTGTTCTTGTAAAGCCCGTGCCATTACCAATATCTAATGCGCCATTTGCTGGCGTAGTTGCAAGACCCGTGCCGCCTTGACTTGCGCTTAAAGGTGTGGTTAATCCAGATAGAGATGTGATGTCAGAGTTTGCCCCTTTAAGAGCAAATGGTGCGCCTGCACTTGTAGTCGCCCCTGTACCACCATACGCAACTGCTAACGTTGTAGCATTCCAAGTACCGGAAGCTACTGTTCCAAGTGCGCTCACATTTCCACTTGTATCAAGATTAACTGATTTACTTGCTGGGTATGAAACAAATACATCTTTTGTACCTGCACTGAAATTAACCAACGACCCTGAATTACTGGAAGACAGCACGGTTGTTCGAGACAAAGTTGTCCCTGCGGAAGTGTATGTGCCAATCCCTACTTCCCACTCTGATGTAGTTTGCCCCGCAATAACGTAATATGTCGTGTTACCGTTACCGATAGCGGAAAAAGACTGATACCCGGTCGATGCGCCAAGCAGAGTCACTGTTCCCGTGCCAGTCGTGGTGGTTGTTTCTTTTACCCGGTTTGCAAGTACAAAAGCCATGTGTATCCTTATTCCGTTTCAACCAACGTCCAGTCAGGTGTTTCCGCATTGTTCACCAACGTCCAGTCAGCGGTTTGTGAATTGTTGACATTTTGCCAGTTTGAAGTCTCGCTGTCATCTACCAACTTCCAGTAGACGGCGACCACGTTTCCAGCCGCGCCGGAAGCTTGAACCCCAGACAAAGCCACAGAAACTACTGGGCCAACCGTGCCAACAAAACCTGCCGCTGAGTCCGTGGTCAAGAACCCGACTTGAACAAACTCAACAATTCCAACCGCGCCAGAAGCAACAACGCCAGACAGGGCAATAGACAGTACTGGAGCAACAGTTCCAACTTCACCTACAGCTACATCGCCGGTTGTTGCATCCGACGCGTTGTAGATCATTGTTCCGGCAAAGCCGGAAGCTTCTACACCTGACAACGCAACTTCTACGCCGCCATGAGTTATTGTCCCAACCGCACCAGAAGCCGATACCCCAGACAAAGCACTCGGGCGAGTCGCAACTACTGTACCAACTTCACCATTGGCATGGACTTCCTGTATCTCAGGAAGGTTGGTTTCATCTACCCCGCCAACATCTGGCGAACAAAGAACCCCAGTCAGTTCAATGGAGATACTTTGTACAACGGTACCTACACTGCCTGTGGCTGAAACACCTGTCAGCGCAACTGTATTTACTTCTGCTACAGACCCTACATCGCCTGCGGCTACGACTCCAGTCAGGGCAATCGTGTTGGTTTCTGTGACAGACCCGACATTTCCAGACGCAGACACGCCCGACAGGGCGACAACAACTACGTTCTCGCCAAGAGCGGCATAAGGTGACTGTGCGTATGCGGATATACCAAACATGGCTTACGGCCTACGCCGCCTCCGCTTAGGTTGTAGCCAGACGCAACAGGGCTGTGGTGGTGTTGTTCACAGGCATTGTCAAGGTGAAAGTGCCTGCCGTGATGGTCTGTGAACCAAACGTGTGGACACTAACAGCCTTGTTGCTTTGTGATGCGTTGTAGATCAACACCGCGTCAAACGCTGTAGCCAAAGTCACTGAGGTGTAAGTCAAACTGGCAGAAGGTGTCCAGTAGGCTACGCCTGCGGTGCTTGATGCGTTGGTAGCGGTGGGAGCGGTTGCGTTTGTAACGACCACGCCACCAGCAGAATAGCCTGTTCCTGTCACTTCACCTGTTGATGAGTACACAGTGGTTGCTGCATTGACAGTGGCAGAAGCCAAGTACAAAGCGCCCCTGAAGGTATCAGCGGTAGAAGCTGCACGAATGGGCGCAGTGCCAAAGTTGTGAGTTGCAGTTAACAACTCACCCATGAAAGAAGTACACATTGATTGGGTGTTTGCCACTTGGATTCTCCTTAAAACGAAGCTGCTTCGCCACCAACAAACACAGGTGGCTTCTTCAAAGTTACATGCGCGGAACGGTGGACAAGTTCTCCGTCCAACCAGTACTCGACCCATGTGGTGAGTTCATTGTCATTATCGACTGTACCCTCTTGCTTTACAAGCAGAGAATCATCCATTTCGCCTTTGGTTGTGGTGACTAGCATTACGCGATCCTTATGATTGCTGAAGTGTTTGTGACTGCGGGGAACTGAACAGTAAATGTTGCGGTCGAAGTCTTATCTGCGCCAAAATCTAACACACAGACCGCAGGATTGCCGCCGCCACTCTGGTAAATCAAAGCGCCGCGAGCAGTGAGGGCTGAGTTCCAAACGGCATTGCTGAATGATATATACGCTGTGTAACCAGAGTTGCCTACCGTCGGAGTCTGTGTAATCGTGAGAGCCAGACCGCCAGCCGTGTACCCTGAAGCCACAACTTCGCCCGTAGACGTATAAGCCGTGGTAGTGGCATCAAGCGTGGCTGCATTGGTGTACAAGGCGATTTTGAATGAGCCGGACGTAAAGTTGAACGTCCCGTTCATCAACCCAGTTTTGAAAGTGTTGCAAGCCCAGTTGCCTGTAAAAGCCATTATTTAACTCCATTGTTTTGAGGCAGTGGAGCCACTCTGTACTGGCCACTACGGTACGCATCGCTGCGCTCCAGACCATCGCCCAGACGTATGGCCAATGCAAGTGCTTCTTTGTACTTGGCATCGTAACCTGTGATGATGTCAACTTCACCCTTCATAAAGGTGTAGGCTTCAACCAAAGAGCCGTAAAGCAAAACGGTGTCAAAGTTGTCGCCCAGCCAAGTTGTAGTGGCTGTGGTTATTGATTCTGGATAGTAGTAATAGTGCAGCTCTACATAGTACGCCGCATCAGGTGTTGGGCCAAGAATAAGCGACAGCTCATTTGTGATTGTTGAACTGACAATTGTTGGGCCAAACAAGGCATAGTACTTTGGAACGCCCGTATCGCTGGGGCTTGGGTAAGCCTGACGGATGAAGTTCACATCTTTGTTAAGCAAATACTCAAACGTACCTGTGTCCAAATTGCCGCCAGTAACACCTGTCACCAAAGCCAACGAATAGGTAGAGAGAAAATCGTTTGGCAACGACACATATTTGTTATTGGCTGTGATTGCTGTGTATTGATTCTTGCGCAGGGACGGGAACTGAACCGAGTTGTAAATGCGTTGCTCAGCCTGCTGGATGAATCGGTTTATCTGAGTTGTTGAATTCTCAGTCGATCCATCAGCAAGGTATACATCGGGGAACTGGTTCTCCGTGTACGACTGAATTGCAGTTACAAGCTGGCTGTAATTCATGCCATCGGGCCTCGTGCCATCAGACCTTTAGTGGCTGCGCCAGTACCACGGACTTTGATGCCGGATGTCTTAACGGCTTCATTACCCGCAGACTTACTGATTCTGCCAATGCTCATATCCACCGTATCTGCTTTGCTGCGGTTTGGCATCTTGCCGGGGTTGGACTCAACACCAACCGCTTTGCCAGACATGGTGTGTGGTTGTGCATAGACGCTAGCACCGCCAACTTCTTTGCCGTCTTGTTTTTTGCTGAATTTAGCCATTATTTGCCCCGCTGATTTGCAACTTTGGCCATACCACGGCCTAGACTTTTCATCATTTCGTTGGTCTTGCCGCCTTTGGCCAGCTTGGTTAGAGGCTTGCCGGGGTGCAGCTTTTTCTCATGCTTGTGCACTGCGCCAGCAATCATCTTTTTGTCCTGCTTTAAATCTTTCTTGTCCATGATCGACTCCTTATGTCGTTGCAACTGTAACTGTACCAATTTCTACTGCCATCGCCAAGTTATTTGGGGTCAAAACAGCATCAAAACTGGATGCACCCCCAACTGGGTTCCATCCCCACTGAAAAACTCGGCTACCACCACCGCTGTACCCGTCTGCCAGCAAGCCAGAGACTTGGTAGCTCAGATCAGGCCGTGGGTCACGCACGCCTTGCGGGTCATCCACTGGGTACATACCCAACAGCAACTGCGGCTGATCTGGTTCCCAACACTGAGGGCACACCTTCAAGTCGTATGTCTTGGTTTTGACAACGAGCTTTTTGAGTAACGTCAGTTTGTACCCAAAGCCGCAGCGGTCGCACTCGGCAATCGAATTTTTGCCACTGGCAAACCGATTACCCATCAGCCACCCCCAATGAACATCTGTCTAGGCACGAGACGCAACGCGGCGCGTTCCTGATCTTCGTCAGCCGCCGTCATCCACGCCTCGTCGTACTGAGCTTTCAACACTTGCAGCCTGTCCATGCCACCCGGAACTTTTAAAGCGATGTAGTAGGCCAATCCAGCCACCATACAAGGCACAAACCGGAAGGGTACGTCCATGACGTTCACACCACTACCGGCATCTTGCACGCGACGCATGCGCCAGTACACAAACTGGTATGTCTGGGAGCCGTCAGGCGTTGGCCAAACAGTGATTCTGGGGAGGTTGGGGACGTAAACAGCCACGCCAGCGGTGTGCGCTGCGGCAGTTGTATTGTTCTGAGCGCGGAAACAGTCGCCTAAATCGTTGCCGTCCACGTAGGTGTAGTAGATTGTCTCGCTCCCCAGCGTGATGTAGCCCGATGTGGCCAAACCAACGGTGCTGGAGAGGGTAATTGTTGTGTCTGTGGACGTGATGGTGGTTGCCAAAGTCACGCCAGCAGGAGCATTCTGGCCATCCAAACGCTGATACCACACCTGAATCGGTCTGGCTTGGGTCAGTTTGTTTGGGATGGTTGCGTAAGTGGACACGCTGATGCGTGTGATTGTCAAATCAGACTGGGTAGCGGCCACATTTGCATTGGTACGGATCACATGATCCAGCAAATCCACCGTATCGGTGGGGATTGCGTAAGTGTTCAAGCCCTGCTCGAAAGTAATCGTGCCCTGCTCAAACGTCCACATGTTGATGCCACGGTTTGCCCAATCAGCAAACAATAAATTCAACGACCGGCGAGCCGTTTTGAGGTCATAGCCCGTGCGCATCTCTGAACCAGCACGCTCAAACGCTTCCTCCACCAGTTCGGTGAGGTCTAAATTAAAGCCTGCTTGTCCAGAGGTGTTTGCCATGTCACTTCATTTTCTTTAGTGTCTGCGCCAGTCGTGCGCGTTGACCTGTTTTGCCGGGCTGTTTCGCAGCCTTTGCAAGTTTCTTCGCTGGAATCGTTTGACCTTCTTTTACGCCAAGCTGAGCACGCAGCGCACCGGGTTTTTTGATAGCTTTCTGAATCCATTTCTCTGCCATTATCTGTACCCTGCCGTTTTCTTTGCTACCTTGGGTGGTTGCTTCACGAATTGCTTTCCGGCTTTTTTGCCAGCGCGTTTTGCACGCGTTGTCGCAGCGTACTCAGAAGGGCTGAGAGCTTTGATTGCAGCTTCAGGAAGGTATCTTTCGCCTGTGTCAGAAGAGCGTTTGCCACTTTTGGTTCTCCACTTTTGTGCAGTCCAATCTTTGAGGGATTGCTGCGGCGCTTTCAATCTTTGTAACCCCCGCCAGCAGCCTTGTATTTCTTGGCTACCAACTGAGCTTTCCTTGCTGACCACTGGCCAGCGCCTGTTCCTTGCGTTGCTGCGGCCTTCACTTGCGCCACAATCTTCTTGCGAAGACTGGGTTTTGTGTAATTGCCAGCAGCATTGACTTTGCCACCCTCTGCGTACATGGCGACTTTGTTCGGATCATCCTTGCGTTTGATCGTCTTCTTACCCGGCATCTTTGACGGGTTGATGTCGCCCATGCCGCGTGAAGGTCTCATACCATCCGACCTTTGGTTTTGCCTTTGACACAGCAACCATCTGCCCGGCTGGAAGCACTGGAAACTTTGCCGCCTTTTTTGTAAGAAGTTCCTGCTTCGTCATAGCCTTCTTTGCCAGCGTTGAAACGAGAAAGCATGTCTGCACTAGCGCCGCCAGACTCGCCACGACCAGCACCAGCAAAGTTACGCGTGCCGCGTGACATGCCTGCTTCTGCGGACATTGCTTTTTTGGTTTCCTGATCGGCAACGTCTCTGGGTCTGTACTCGCGTTTAATGCCTTCAGGCGGTTTGCGGGTCAAGCCTTTTTCTTTGTTCAAGAAATCGCGCAAGCTAAGGCCAGATTCTTCCAACTCTTTTTTAGAAACAATTCGTTCTTTTGCCATGACTACTCCTTAACAGGCTTTGCCGCCCTTGTTCATCTTAATCATTGTGCCTTTGGTTTTACCCTTGGCCTCAACACCACCGCCTTTAGCCATTTTCTTCAGGCCGTCTTTGGCAGTATCCATGCCTTTTTTCATTACAGGTTTGCCCATCTTAGAAGGCATCTCTGATTTTTTACCTGCTGCCGCTGCTTTTTTCTTGGCAATCATTTCCATGAAAGGGTTTGCTTTAGCCATATCACCACCTCTTTTAAAAGTTTTGCCTTTGTCGGCAGTTGAAAAATCCTTGCCCACAGATTGTGGGACTCCGGCTTTCTTGGCAAACGCTGGGTTGTGAGCCACCGCTTCCATGAATTTGTGCTGTTTCTTACTCGTGCTCGGCATCATCGTCTTTCTTTTTACGGAACAACGTGAAGAACTCTTTGCCTGTAGCCATTTCATAAATGCGCATGACACCCACCACCGCACCGATCAAACCAAATACGGGGGTGAGCAAGTCCAAAAACGTACCAATCGTGGTAAACACTGCCACAACGTCCATTACATTCTTTGCATTGTCTGTATGCTCGGTCATTTAAACCATCCTGCCTTTGGTCTTGCCTTTGATGCAACAACCATCTGCACGGCTGGAAGCACTGGAGACTTTGCCACCTTTTGCCATGCCACGAGCCTCGCGACGCTCTTCTGCTGCGGCTTCACGTCCTGCTTTTTTTGCTTTATCAGAGTCTATTGATCCCAGTTTTCCAAAAGCAGCTGCTTTTTCTCTAGCGTCCAAAGCACCAGAACTTAGTTCTGTTCCGTAGGTTCCGCCGCCTACAACTGCACGTTGCAATCTGTCAGAAGGATCGTTTTTTAAACTCATTAAAGTCCGATACGATGTCCCAGACTCATCGCCGTACGATTCAATTTCTGCTTGTCTTTTAGCGCGTTTTTCAGCATTTGTTGCCATTTACACAAACCTGCCTTTCGTTTTACCTTTGGTAGCGCAACCATCAGCTTTGGTGACATACCCGCCTTCAGCACAGTTCCAAGCTCTCAAGGACTTGTTAATCCTCGAATCGGGATCCCTTGCTGTTTCGGCGCTCGTCAATTTCTTTTTCATCCCTTTCATACGGGCGCAGAAAGAGTCTCGCCTGCTGCCGCCCTCGGGTTGAGGACGTTTCAACCCCGGTTTCCCGGGATTCGCTGCGTTGTAAGAAGCCCGTCCTTTGGCGTTCAAGCCGCCTTTCGGATTCTTCCCTTCTTTGCGTGTCCATGCAGGTGACTTAGCCATAGAACACCGTGATCCCGGTTACTGTGCCCGTACTTGTCGTTAAATACAAACCTGTAGAAGCCAAAACACCTTCGCCGGGAATTTGAACGTAAAAAGTATTTGGATTACTGTTGC